ATGGCGCTCACCGACCTCAAGGTCCGCACAGCCAAGCCCACTGAGAAACAACAGAAGCTTTATGACGGTGGCGGACTGCTGCTATTGATAACGCCAGCCGGCGGCAAGCGATGGGTTCTCAAGTACCGCGTCGACGGCAAAGAAAAGAGCTTGGCGCTCGGCACGTATCCGGATGTTTCGCTCGCCGAGGCACGCGCTCGCCGCGATAACGCGCGTGAGAAGCTCGCCGCAGGCGTTGACCCAGGCGAAGCCAAGAAAGCCGACAAGCGCGCTGCGCAACTGGCCGCCGCCAGCTCGTTCGAAATCGTCGCGCGCGAATGGTTTGAGACTCAGCGCGGCGGATGGTCGGAGGTGTATGCAGGCAAGGTCATCAACTGCCTGGAAGTCGACGTATTTCCCCGACTCGGCGCTCGCCCTATCGCGAGCATCGATGCTCCCGAGTTGCTGGCGATCATCCGCACCGTCGAATCTCGCGGCGTTCGCGAGACGGCCAAGCGGGTTCTGCAGCGTTCGCGTGCCGTGTTTCAGTACGGCATCATGACCGGCCGCTGTACTCGAAACCCGGCGGCCGACATCGACGCGGAAACAGTATTGAAGAAGAGCGCCGGCGTACAGCATATGGTGCGAGTGAAAGCGACCGAGATCCCGCAGCTCATGCGAGACATTGACGAATACTCAGGCGATCTGGTCACGCGGCTCGCCCTGCGGTTCATGGCGCTGACATTCGTGCGGACGAAAGAAATGATCCAAGCCGAGTGGCCGGAGATCAATATCGATGCCGCTGAATGGCGTGTGCCCGCTGATCGCATGAAGATGCGCGATCCGCACATTGTCCCGCTCTCTCGGCAGGCAATTGACGTTCTGACACAGTTGCACGCGATCAACGGCCAGCAGCGCTTCGTGTTCTACAGCATACAAGGCAGAAGCCATATCTCGAACAACACGATGCTGTATGCCCTGTATCGGATGGGCTACAAATCGCGCATGACCGGGCACGGCTTCCGCGGCCTTGCCGCGACGGCGCTGCGTGAACTGGGGTACAGCCGCGACGTTGTGGAGCGTCAGATGGCGCACGCGGAACGCAACCAGGTCACTGCAGCCTACGTCCACGCCGAGTATCTGCCAGAGCGTCGAAAGATGATGCAGCGCTGGGCCGACTATCTCGATGAGATGAAATCGGGGGCCACCATTTTGCCATTCTCATCGACAAATCGGTAACACGACGCGATGAAAATCGCTCCATCCGAGATACAGTCGTCGGTCCGGGGCTGCAAAGTTTAACGCTCCCAAAGCATCTTCAGACAACGGTTGGAGCTTAGCCACAAGACCAGCAAAGCCTATGAAAAATTTCGAACTTGAGTTCCCAAAGACAATTACAAACGTGTCAGCCGTCTATACCGGCAACCTCGCGGATTTGTTCGAAGCGCACTTCGCTATGAACGTCGACGCAAAAAGACACTCGCTGCATATGCTTGCAGCTCGCGCGATGAGCAACGCGATGGGTGTTCCAATTGAAATCGATCGTGACAACCCCGAGGATGCTCTCGCCTTCGAAGAGGCCGAAAAGTGGTCGTCCGTGAGTTACGGCACTGCGACCAAACGCTTGCTCCTCAACTTCATCGCACATGGACTGCTCATCGCCAGCTGGATTCCCTCCCGATTGACCGAAAAGCAATGGGCTGGCGCGGCCGATCTGTTAAGTCAGGTCGGTCACTTTCACGGCCTAGCAATGGCAACTGAACTTGAAATGCGGCGCAAATCAAGGAATGGGAAGAAAGGAGCGGAAGGTCGCAAGGAGACGATAGACGAGATGATCAATAGGTCAATGACAATGTATCGCGCCATGAACCTAGATGGCCTGCCCGCATCTCGTGCGGCGGAGAAAGTCCGGCACGAAGGCGCCCCGCTCTCATATGAGAAATTGGTTCGTCTGATTCGCGCTGAAAGAAAGGGGGATTTGGATAGCAAATTGCGTGAGGAAGAAACCTAAATACGCGGCGCAGATACCAGGGAGCGCACCGCAGATACCACCTCGTATCGTGTTGAATGCCCAGCCATTGAAAACTCTCGCCATGTTCAACAACCCTCTGCGAGGATTACAGCATGGCTGCAAACGTAGCTTCCGCACGACTGAACGCACGGTCGCTCCCCCCCGCTCCTCAAGAATTGCCGCTTGACGGCTACTCGCGCTGGCAAAGCCTCAAGAACCTCATCCCCCTCTCGCGCGAAGCGATCCGTCTCCGCGAAATCGCCGGCCGGTTCCCGCGACGCGTTCAGCTCGGATCGCAGCGCTGTATTGCGTGGCCGAACCGCGAGATTCATCGCTGGCTCTCTGATCCCGCAAATTACCGCGCTGAGGGCTGAGCGATGCAGACAAAAAAAATGGCCGACCCGCAGGCCAGCCAAGACAAAAAGAATCTCAATTCGAACGCAAATGTTAACACGGCGTTCGCGAAAAAACCGCTCGGAAAAATCGATCGCGTATTGCTTGAATTGCGGCGCGGAATCACGCTGAATCGCTTCGAGGCCGAACGCCTGGGCGACCACTGCCTCAATACGACGATCTCGCAACTGCGAGGCGAAGGCTGGCTCATCACGGGGGAATGGGAAGAGGTCCAGACCCGCTTCGACAAGACGGCCCGCGTGCTGCGCTACCGCCTGACGGGCTACCGCAATCCAGCAGAGATCGCCGAGGAAATCGCCGCGATCCTGGGCGAAGGGAGGGCCGCATGATGCGCCCCTTCAAAAAATCCTTGCAGTCCGTAAACCGGCGCGCGTATACTTTTCCTGTGGCTGAGACAACAGCCGCCCGGGGTGACAGCCGGCAAATGTTGGCGGACGACCGCCGTAGTGCGGTTTTTTTACGTCCGTATGCCTACGCGCACCTTTTCTATGGGTGGGCCATGGCGGGGGAGCGCTTGCGCTCGCCGGTGCCAACGTTCCGGTCTGTCAACCCTGCCATGTGCCCGCCCACCCCATTTGACAGTGGGACGCGGGCTTTCAACATCAACGTTGGAGGCCGCTATGCGTGCTAACGCCCCTGCTCGTCCTGAGCAATCGCAAATTCCCCCGTCGCATTACGAAATCATCAATCGCGCATTGCGCGAAGCCGCACTCGCTCCGACCGTATTCGACGCGCTCGACATTTGCGGCGCCGTGATGGCCCAACTCGCCGAACTCTGCCGCCAGGAGGAAGCGAGCCATGCGTAACCCGAACCTCGACATGATCCATACCAAAACGCTCCAGCTCGAAGCGATGGTGTCCATGCTTCGCGTGCTGGCGGGCCAGCGCGTCAGCGAATTGTGCCCGGAGGCTGTCGGCAATTACGCTTGGCTGATGGATGATCTCATCGACCAGATCAAGTGCGGCATCGACGCAGTATCAGCATCGGGGGTGTCGGCATGAGCAAGGCCACAACGAAGCCAATTCCCGAGCTCACCCTCGTCGAAACCTTGCTCGACTGCGGGTCCGCTGCTCATTGCATCAAGTGGCTTTTCGAGAAGTACGACGATGGCGAACACGAATGGTCCATCGAGACGATTCGCCTACTCACGTCCGTGCTGAGAACCAAGCTGAGCGATGCGCTGGAAACGGCCGAATCAATCGAAGCGGAGGCACGCCATGCTTGATAGGCGACCTGACGCCGCCGGCCTGCTGTCGTTCTTTTACGGTCGCTTCGACATGAAATCCGCTTCGACCGAAGAGCTCGAATTTCTGTCGTCGTCAACAGCGCCGGACGAGGCGGAGGCCTTACGCGACACGTTGGATGGAATTGCCTGCCTTGTGTCCGACGACTTGAGGAAGGAGCGCGGGCAGCGCATCGGCAATTTTCAGGAAACCAGCGTTCCATCACTGCTGTGGAGCATTGCCCGACAGGTGGACGCAATCGGACAGATGGCATTCATCGCGAGCGAGGCTGATTTCGAACTTCGCGACCGTGCCGCCCGCTCCGTAACCGAATCTTCGCGTCGACGCATCCCTAAGCAATCCTCACAAGGATCGGGAGGCGCATGAGTACATACGACAACGATCGCACCGTGCTGGAGGTACAGAAAAACGCCACGCAGCGTATCCGCATCGCCCACCACTGGCACATGGGCCGGCGGTACGTCGACGTGCGCCTGATGGTTGTCGACCGGGCGGGCGAATTCGTGCCGACGCGGCAGGGAATCAGCATCCGCCCCGAACTGCTCGCGCAGATCATTCAAGGTCTGACGCTTGCCGCACGGGAGGGCTGATGGCAAAGAAAGCGTGGTCCGATCCGCTCGGGCCGCACGTTCGAATCTATCACTCGCTGCTCAATACCCCAGCGTGGCGCGTTCTCGGCCCGTCTGCAGTGAAGTTGTACGTAGATATGCGAATGACGCTCAACGGCTCGAACAACGGCAGCATCGGGGCTTCCCTGTCGCTGATGAAGCATAAGGGATGGACGGCCCCGACGACGCTCGCCAAGGCGCTGTACGAGCTGCGTGCGCTCGGTTTTATTGCCGTGACGATCGAAGGCGGCTTGCGGCAAGGTAGCCGCGTGCCGTCGCTCTACCGCTTCACGGACGTGGAAGTGTACGAGCAGCCGAAAACCGGCGTACAGGCGATAAAGGCTACTCACGACTACCGGGCTTTTGAGTCGGTACGTGAAGCCGAGCGAGCGCTCACCGAAGGATTGGAAAGACTTCGAACGGAGGGAAGGCAGAAGCAACAGAGCAGGAAAAAATCCCCTGTACAGAAACCGTACCCGTCCAATACAGAAACCGTACCCGAACCGCAGAATTTCCAGTACAGAAACTGAACAGGGAGACCCCTTTCCAGTACAGAAAACGAACAGGGAGCGAAAACGCCCGGAACGCCCGTTTCATAAGGGGTTTCGGGCGTTTTTTTATCATTTTTCAGCCTCGTAATCCCCTGTACAGAAAATGTACTGCTTTATAGTATTGCCATACCTACGAGTTCTTCGGGAGCGTGCGATGGATGCTACGCGAATCATGTATCCCTGCATTTCATGCGGACGACAGTTCCAGTTCGGCCCACATCGTTACGATGGCAGGGTCGCGAAACTCTACGGCAATGCGCCAGTTTGCAACACGTGTTGGAACGCGAATTTCGACGGGTGGGGTCCATCAGTCCAAGCGAAGCTGCTCGCCGTGCTCAAGGAAATGGGACTTCCGGTACCTCCTCGTAACAAGAACGGCTGGCTTCCGCGCGGTGATTGATCCCGCCTCTGAGTTATCCACAGGCGGTACAAAATCGGGGTGCAAAGGGTGCAAAAACGGCGCCCTTTCGGGCGAAATTGGGACTGTTCCGGCGGAAATTGGGACTGTTTGACCGGCACAAATACGCGTCAATCTCCCACAAACCCTTTGCCCGCAAGGCTCTGCGCGAAAGGGTGCAATCCAGCGCAAAGGAAAGGGTGCAATATTCGACACCCTCCAAATCTCACCCCTCTCCCCCGGTATGGCTCACTTATCCCCCGGTAAATGCCGCCACGCGTCGCTGAAACGTTACGGTAACGATCCCCCTCCTCTACGCCTCGCCTGTTGTAAACGTCCGCGATGTGACAGATAATTGCCTTAAATCCATAATTCGAGCAATTAAATGCAATCCAGAGACATGCCTCTGGCTGCTACTGCACCTAAGTCCGAACACTGCCCCATCGAGCAGATTGATGCGATTGTTGCGCACGCGCTGGCCGCGCGCGGCGAGTTGGAGCGAATCCTGTACCGCTGGGTCGGTGCGGGCACGATGCGCACACAACCGTCACGACGATTCCTACCGCTGCCTCGGCCGAGGTCGATGCGATGAGCCCTCGGGTCCAGCCGCGCACGCGCGGCAGCAAGTGGATGAAGATCCGCGCCCGCATCCTTCGACGCGATCCGATCTGCGTGTTGTGTGCTGAACAGGACGTTGTGCGCGAGTCGGTTGTCGTGGACCACATCAAGCCGCTCGAGCATGGCGGCACCGATGCCGACGACAACCTTCGCGGATTGTGTGCCGATCACCACGACCAGGTGACGCGCCAGCAGTTCGGCCATCGGGAGCGGCGCAAGGCGTTCGGACCTGACGGCCTGCCACTCGACGGCAGTTGGTTATGAGCTGCAGCCCCCGGCCCGGGGGGATGGTCGATTTCTAGGGATTCAAAGCCCGGGAAACCGACCGCTCCCTTCGCTTTCATAAACGTGGACAAAAAAGGTAAAAAATGGCTCAACGCGGACGGAAATCCGCCGCATCGATCGTAACGGCGACAGCCGCGCCGGTTGCGGCCGAACAGCGCCTCGCGGCGCCACTCCACCTGAGTAACGGCGAGCGCGCAGTCTGGATGGAGGTCGTCAACGATCAACCGGCGAGCGCGTTCACGGCAACCCACGCGCCGCTGCTGGAAATGTACTGTCGTCACGTCACGAACGCTCGCGTACTGGCCGAAGAGATTTTGAATTTCGAGCGCGCATGGCTCGCGGACGACGATGGCCTGAAACGCTACGACCGACTGCTTGCAATGTCGGAGCGTGAGAGTCGCGCGGCCTCGTCGCTTGCGACGCGACTGCGCATCACGCGGCAGGCCGTCGAGCATCCGACGACGGTAAGTCGTTCACTGACGAACCAGAAGAAGGCAAGGAAACCATGGGAACTCCCCGCGTAAAGCGTGTCTCTCGCGGCGAGCGCAACATCCGATGGATCGAAGAGCACTGCCGCATCCCTGAAGGCCGACTCGTCGGGCAGCCCGTCAAGCTCACGAAAGAGCAACGCGGCTGGATCAAGCAAATCTACGACACGCCGACGCGCACGTTCATCCTCTCGATGGCGCGCAAGAACGCCAAAACGGCCCTTTCAGCGTTCCTCGTGTTGCTTCACCTCGTCGGCCCGGAGGCGCGGCCGAACAGCCAGCTATACAGCGCAGCGCAATCGCGCGACCAAGCGGCCGTGCTGTTCGAACTCGCGGCGAAGGTTGTCCGCATGTCTGAGGATCTGTCGCAGTACGTCACCATCCGCGACACGGCGAAGGAGCTGCTGTGTCACGACCTCGGCACGATCTACAAGGCGCTGTCTGCGGACGCAGCGACCAAATTCGGCCTGAGCCCCGCACTCACGATCCACGACGAGCTCGGCCAGGTCAAAGGCCCGCGCTCCCAACTGTACGAGGCACTGGAAACGGCGAGCGCAGCGCAGGAAAGCCCGCTGTCGATCGTCATCAGCACGCAGGCCCCTACCGACGGTGATCTGCTCAGCCTGCTCATCGACGACGCGCTCAGCGGTGCCGATCCGCGTCTGAAGGTGGCGCTCTATACCGCGCCGCTCGACATGGATCCATTCAGCGATGAGGCGATCCGGCTGGCGAACCCGCATTTCGACGTGTTCATGAATCGCGAGGAAGTGCGTCGCATGGCGTCGGATGCGAAGCGCCTGCCGAGCCGCGAATCGGCCTATCGCAACTTGGTTTTGAATCAGCGCGTCGAAGCTCGCAATCCGTTTGTCGCGCGGGCGATCTGGATGGAGAACAGCGGCGAACCCGCCGAGCTGGACGGCGAGGACGTTTGTGGCGGCCTCGATCTATCGAGCGTGAGTGACTTGACGGCGCTCGTTCTGCTGTCGGAGGGCGGTGACGTTCATCCGACATTCTGGCTCCCGGAGGACGGCCTCGAAGCGAAGGCGCGGGCCGATCGCGTGCCTTACGACGTGTGGGCGCGTGATGGCCTGCTTCAGACGACGCCCGGCAGCGCCATCGAATACGAATTCGTCGCCGAATACTTGCGCGGCGTGTTCGATCGCTGCAACGTGCGCGCGCTCGCGTTCGACCGGTACAACATGCGATTCCTGAAACCGTGGCTTGAGCGGGTCGGCTTCACGGATGAGGAGTTGAGCCGGTTCGTCGAATTCGGCCAGGGCTTCGTTTCCATGTCACCAGCTATTCGCGAGCTGGAAGCGCGGCTGCTCGCGCGCAAGCTCCGACACGGCGGACACCCCGTCTTGCAAATGTGTGCCGTGAACACGGTCGCCGTTTCCGATCCGGCGGGCAACCGCAAATTTACGAAACAGAAATCGACGGGCCGCATCGACGGCATGGTGGCTTTGGCGATGGCGGTCGGCGCCACGCAACAAAATTCGACAGAATCAGAAATCGAACCGCAAATGTTCTTCATATAGCCTTGACATTGGCACTTTATGCGTGATAATGGCGATATTCACGCAATCAACCGCCAATGAATCAGCAAATTTCGAAATTTATCACCAAGCAAACTGCGAAGGCGTCGAATAAAGCGTTCTCGCGGTTCGAGGTGAAGAACCTCGACGACGGGACGCGAATGCTCAAGGGCATTGCCTCCACGCCGACGCCCGATCGCGTGGGCGATACCGTCGTCCCGGAAGGCATCCGATTCAAGACGCCGTTCCCGCTGCTGTGGCAGCACGATCCAAGCAAGCCCATCGGCACCGTCAACAAAATGACGGTCACAGCGGCCGGCGCAGAGGTTGAGGCGACGATCGCCCCGCCCGGCACTGCCGCATACATCGACGAGGCATACAACCTCATCAAGGCCGGTTTGGTGCCGGGCCTGTCTATCGGATTCCGCCCTCTCGACGCCGTGTACGACAAGGCGACGGGCGGCTTCCTCATCAAATCCTGCGAGCTGTTCGAACTCAGCGCCGTGACGATCCCGGCAAACGCTGATGCGGCAGTTCAATCAATCAAAGCGCATGACAAGTCCCGTGTGGGAGCGCCCGTCGTGCGTTTGAGCGCTCCCATCATCAAGGAACATGACATGACCATTGCTGAACGACTCAAGGCTCTCGCGAAGAAGCGAGCGGAACACATCGCACGCAAAAAGGCGCTGATGGATGGCGCTGACGCAGACGGTGGCCGCACGCTGAACGAAGCCGAGTCGACGGAATACGACCAGCTCGACGCCGAGCTGAAGTCGCTCGACGCCCACGAAACGCGCCTCAAGGAACAGCAAGCGATCGAAGCCAAGTCGGCCGTCCCGGTCGCAGGCGGCCCGGCGGCGCACTCGCCCGTCATCGTGACGCCCAACGTCGCCAAAGGCACGGCATTCACGCGCTATGCGATTGCGCTCGCGCGCTCGAAGGGCAACCTCATGCAAGCGGCCGAGATCGCGAAGCAATGGAAGGATTCAACGCCGGAGGTTGAGACAGTCCTCAAGGCAGCCGTCGCAGCCGGCACGACGACCGATCCGTCGTGGGCCGCGCCGCTCGTCGAATATCAGAACATGGCCGGTGAGTTCATCGAACTGCTGCGCCCGGCTACGATCGTCGGTCGCATCGAAGGGCTTCGCCGCGTCCCGTTCAATGTCCGCATCCCCGGCCAGGCGACGGGCTCTTCGGTCGGCTGGGTCGGCGAAGGCAAGCCCGCGCCCGTCTCGGCGCTGGCGTTCAACACGACGACACTCGGCTTCTCGAAGGTAGCCGGCATCGTCGCGATCACGGAAGAACTCGCGCGCTTCTCGACGCCGAGCGCAGAAGGCGTCGTCCAGCAGGATCTCATTTCGACCATCAGCCAATTCCTCGACGGGCAATTCATCGATCCGGCTGTTGAAGCCGGCGCGAATGGCCTGTCGCCCGCGTCGATCACGAACGGCGTCAAGGCGATTCCGGCATCAGGCAAGGGTGCGGAAGCCGTGCGCGCAGACGTGAAAAAGGTATTCCAGGCGTACATCACGGCCAATCTGTCGGTCGCTGGCGCGGTCTGGATCATGTCGGAGACGACGGCCCTCGCGCTGTCGCTGATGCTGAACGTGATGGGGCAACCGGAGTTCCCGGGCCTGACGATGGCGGGCGGCACGTTCTTCGGTCTGCCGGCGATCCTGTCGCAAACGGCCGGCAACAACATCGCGCTCGCGAAGGCAAGCGAAATCCTGTTTGCCGACGACGGCGGTGTAACGCTCGACGTGAGCCGCGAAGCGTCGCTGCAAATGGACAGCGCGCCCGTCGCTGGCGCTACGGAACTGGTGTCGCTGTGGCAAAGCGGCTTCATCGCCCTGAAGGCCGAGCGGTTCATCAACTGGAAGCGCCGCCGGCTCGAAGGTGTTCAGTACATCTCCGGCGCAGCCTACGGCGACGCGGCGACCGACGGCGCGTAAGCGGAGAACGTCATGCAAACCTATGAGGTAGCCGAGGCGTTCCCCTATGCAGGGCGCACGCGGCACGTCGGCGAGCGAATCGAGATCAGCGATCCGAAGCATGCCCAACTGCTGATCCTGCTACGGAAGATCCGCGAGCCGGCGGCGAAACGTTCCACGTACAAGCGCCGCGACATGCGGCCGGAGGGCTGATGCGGCTCCTCTCGTGGATGCGGAAAGCCGCCCCGCCGCTTCCGGTTGGCGGCGGCAGCGCGATTGCCGGTGTCGTGCGCGAGCCGTTCGCGGGCGCGTGGCAGGCCAGTATGGGCGTTGATGGCCGCCACGACCTGCTCGCGTTCTCGGCCGTGTACGCGTGCGTGGATCGCATCGCCTCGGACATTTCGAAACTCGGCATCCGGTACGTGAAGCAGATCGGCAATATCTGGCAGGACACCAGTGCGCCCCGCTTCACGGGGCCGCTGCGCCGGCCGAATCCGTACCAAAATCGAATTCAGTTCGTGAAAGCGTGGCAGGTGTCGAAGCTGCTCGCCGGCAACACGTATGTGCTGCTCGTCCGCGACATGCTGCGCAATGTGATTGCGATGTACGTGCTCGACCCGACGCGCGTTGTTCCGCTCGTCGCGCCCAGCGGGGCGGTGTTCTATCAGGTGGCCGCCGATCCGCTGCGCGGACTGCCAGAGAAAGTCACGATTCCGGCCTCCGAGATCATCCACGATCGCGGTATCTGCCCCTGGCATCCGCTCATTGGTGTATCACCGATCGTCGCGGCAGCAGCAGCCGGCACGATGGGAAACCGTATCCAGCAGAACAGCCGGAAGTTCTTCGGGAACATGTCGCGGCCTGGCGGCATCCTCTCCGCGCCCGGCAAGATCAGCGACGAAACCGCAAACCGGCTGAAGACCCATTGGGAAACGAACTACGGTGGCGAGAACGCCGGTCGTTTGGCCGTAGTGGGTGAAGGGCTGAAGTACGAAACCGTCATGATGACCGCGACGGATGCGCAACTCGTCGAACAGCTTCGCTGGGCTGTCGAAGACGTGGCGCGTTGCTATCACGTCCCGCTCTACAAGATCGGTGCCGACCCGACCGGTTCTAAAACGGCAGCCAACATCGGCGCGCTCGAGCAGTCGTACTACACCGATTGCCTGCAAGCCCCAATCGAAGAGCTCGAGCTCTGTCTCGATGACGGCTTCGAAGTCCCGGACGGTCAAGGGTTTGATGTTGACGTGCGCGGGCTGCTGCGCATGGACCCGGCCGCGCGATATGACGCGCACTCGAAAGCCGTCGGCGGCGGCTGGATGGCCCCAAATGAGGCGCGCGCGGCGGAGAACATGCCGCCTGTCCCTGGTGGCGACACCCCGTATCTCCAACAGCAGAATTACTCGCTGCGTGCGCTCGCCGAGCGCGACAAGAATCCGGCGCCGAGCAGCGCCAGGACGGCCAGCACGCCTGAATCAAAGGAGCCGACGAATGGCAATTAAACAACTCGTCTCATTCAATCGCGCACTCTCGCATCTGCGCGTCGAAGCGGGCGACGATGACGACGCGATCAAAGACCTGATCGACGCGGCCAGCGACATCGTCGCGGACTACCTGAAGCTCAAGGAAATCCCCAGCACCTGGGCGCTCGAAGAGGGCGACACTCCAAGCACGGTACCTGGTCAGGTGCGCTCGGCCGTTCTGCTGGTACTCGGCACGCTATACGACGACCGCGAAGGCACGACTGCTCCACTCACGCCCGCGGTCGAATCGCTTCTGATGCGCATGCGCGATCCGGCGGTGGCCTGATAAGGCCGGCACACTCACGCGCACTACGGCCCTATTCCGACGGTTGGTGGGCCAGGATGCTCGGACTGCCGATGAACACTCGGCCGGCATACGTGCACATCGCCAAGAACAGGCGAATGGTCAAAGGTCGCAAAGTCCTAGTCGCCGATCATGGTTGCGCGTTGCGCAACGACTACGTCGACATTGGCAACGCGCGCATCCGCGATCGCACCGATCGTGCGGATGTGGCGAACAAGCGACGACCGGATTCGCAGCGGACGATGCCAGGCTTGCTGCCTGCGGTGGCCGGCAGCGCCCATGCACAACTTCTCATGCTTTAGGTTGGAATCACTCTGTGTGGTGACGCTTCGCCGGGGCGATCTCGCATATAGCGCCGTTCCAATGCGCCCCAATTTATAGCTCAGCTTGCGCTTGCGGCCGCTCGGTTCCGCAAGCGGCAACCTCCCATCGATGGCGGGACCTGTTAATCTATCGCCCTATTACTGACGCGATTACGAGCCGTTTGATGCAAGCAAATTTGACAGAGATGCCCTCCGACGAAAGCGACGAGCTGTCCATGCCGGATTTGGTCGATGATGAGGATACGGGACGTGGTCCGTCTGATTTTAAGCCGTGGGACCCTAGCAAAATCCGAATCACGACAAAACATTTTTCGTTGCGAGACGTCGTCGATCAGATCGTTGAAAAGGAAATTGATTTAGCGCCTGATTTTCAGCGTGATTACGTGTGGAAGCAACGGCAACGCACCCGGTTAGTGGAATCAATTTTGCTTGGCATCCCCTTGCCTGCCTTTTATTTCAACCAGGATCACGAAGGCACATATCAAGTCGTCGATGGCGTTCAGCGCCTTTCGACTATTGCGCTCTTTATGCAAGATGGGCACATGCTTGAGAAGGTGGATCTTGAATATCTTACGAACTTAGATGGCCTTAAATATTCTCAACTTGATCCAGCTGCACTTCGTCGCTTTAGAAGTGCACAGATAGTTGTACACGTGATTGAGCCTCAAACGCCGGATGAAGTTAAATACGATATTTTCGGACGCGTCAATACATTAGGCAGCCCTCTTTCGGCACAGGAAATCCGCCATGCAATGAGCAAAGAGCGGTCGAGATCGTTTCTGAAAAATCTAGCGGAATTGCCCGCGTTCGATCAGGCAACCGGTTGGCACTACTGGCGACGAGATGCTGATGCCATCGGCGGAAAGGTTCGTGATAGTGGTCGAATGACTAATCGCGAACTAGCACTACGTTTCTGTGCTTTCCGAGATTATTCAGACGAAGATTATCGACTCTACTCCAGCCTGGACGCATTCCTCGTTGAATATACGAGACGTTTAGATGCTTGCTCCGAAAGAGGCAGTTCAATCGACGACGCGGAAATTCTAAATCTCCAGTCAGATTTCGAGCGCGCGATGCAGAATGCCTATCAAATCCTAGGCAAGGCTGCGTTTCGCAGATGGCCACCATCGCAAAGCCGTCGGGGACCAATTAATCGCGCCGTTTTTGAAGCACAAGCAATTGCGTTGGCAGATTACGAGTTAGACGAACTCTCTCCAAAGAAAGACGCAATCCTCAATGCTTTTCGCGGTGCTTTCGATAACGTTGAATATGCTCGTGCGGTCACCGTGGGAACCGGCGACCCTAAGACAGTACAGCTTCGTTTGAGTTTGACGAAAAAGATTCTGCAGGGAGCGCTGCGGTGA